GTTGGATACTCAATCGATGATGCTGGTACAGGATATACTAATTGTAATATTGAGATCATTGATTCATCAGGATCAGGTTCTGGTGCAGTATTAGTAGCAGACTTCTCAATCGGCAATATTGACACACTCCAAGCAAACGTTGAGTTACTTGCAGTTCCTGGATCTATCGAAGTCATTAAAGTAGTAGATGGTGGTAGTGGGTATGGAGCTGCTACAATTAGTATCTTAGGAGATGGTTTTGGTGCTGAAGCTATAGCGACATGTTCTGGAGGTAAAGTAACTAGAATTGATATAACAAATGCTGGCAGTGGTTATACATGGACTGATGTACAAATCACTGGAAATACTGGAGCAACAGGAGCTACAGCAAGAGCAATCATGTCTCCATTAGGTGGACACGGCTCAAACGCTATTGATGAATTAAACGCTAACTCTATTGTATTCTATACATCTATCTCGCGCGATAAAAATCAAGGTATCGAGATCAATAATGACTATCGTAAGGTAGGTCTTGTACGTAACTTTAAAAAGTTTGGATCTAATAATAGATTCACCGATGATATCGGTTCTGGCTGTGTATTAATTACTGGAACATTCAATCCAGCATTGATCCAATATGACATGCTATTATTAAAAGACGGGTATAAGAAGTATAGAGTGGTTGACTTCACTAGTACGCAGATATTATTATCAGTATTTAACAACTTCTCTCTGAGTATTGGAGATACATTAGTGACAGATCCAACCAATCTAGGAAATCAAGTCGCTACCGTTGCGGCTTCAAACATTACAGTAACATCAGTATCAGAAAGAACCATTGATCAATTCTCCGGAGACTTCTTAATGTTCTCTGTGCGTGAACCATACTCACCAACAGCTGAACAAATTATCACGGTAAGAACCACTTTAACTATATAAATATATAAAACAATTGGAAGAGTAAACTATGGCAATTAATTTTAACATCGATCCCTACTATGATGACTTTGATGGTACTAAGAACTATCATCGAATCTTATTCCGCCCAGGTTATGCGGTTCAAGCAAGGGAATTAACTCAACTTCAAACACAAATCCAAGATCAAGTCAATAGATTTGGTAAACATATATTTACTAGTGGATCTATTGTTACTGGCGGAGCTCGTTTATTTGATAATAATCTTCTTTCTATTAAGTTAGGTTCAACATATTCTGGTAGTACAATTAATCTCCAAAACTTTGTTGGTAAGACTATTACTGGTTCTACTTCAGGTACTAAAGCTACTGTTAAATCAATCGCTGAGATTACAGCTGGAGATCCTAAAACTCTTTTAGTTAAAATAATATCAGGTGATGCATTTATTGCTGGTGAGAATATCGTTACTTCTCCAGGTACAGTTTATACAGCAACAATTCAAAATAGTTCACCATTTAATAATGCAATGGCATTCTCTATTGATTCTGGTATCTTCTTTGTTGATGGTAAGTTTATCTATTTGGAAGCTCAGACAATTAACGTTGATAAGTATTCAAATACATCATCAAAGAATATTGGTCTAGTCTTAAATGAATCAATAATTAATTCAGATGATGATTTATCTATCTTAGATCGTGCACAAGGTTCTCCAAACTATGCAGCTCCTGGTGCAGATCGTTATGCAGCATCTTTAACGTTAACAATTAAAGGATTAGCTGATGACGTTGCTAACTTTATAGAGATTGCCCGTGTAGTTGATGGAGCTCTTGTTGTTAATAAAGACAAGACAATTTACTCAGAAATAGGTAAGGAACTTGCTCGTAGAACATACGATGAGTCAGGTGACTATACAGTTAAAAAATGGCCCATTCAAATACTTGACGATGTCACAGTTCCTCCTGATGCAACTAAGTTTACTGTAGCCCTTGATCCAGGTAAAGCATACGTTAAAGGATATGAGTTTGGAACTATTAATCAAGAATTCCTTACGTTAGATCGAGCAAGAGATACTCAGCAGGCAAATAATATTGATGTAGCTGTTACATATGGCAATTATGTATATGTGACAAGTATGTTTGGTGCATTTTCAACTAATGCTGCTTCATCTGCATATTCATCAGTAGAAATTCATAACGTAGTACGAGCTTCAGTATCAAGTTCATCATCAAAACTTGGTACAGCAAAAGTTAGATTTGTTAATTGGCTATCAGGAACTCCTGGCACAGCAGCAATCTATAAGATGTATCTATTTGATATTGTAATGGATTCTGGTAAATTCTTTAAAGATGCAGAGTCTATTATCATCAACTCAGCTTCACCTACATCTGGTGCTAACATTGACGTGTTATCAAAGGTTGGTGGTTCTGGTGCAGGTGATGCGTACTTATCCGGGGCAGACAGTCCAGGTTTAGTATTCACTGTGCCGAATGATTATGTTAAAACAATTAGAGATAGCTCAAACGCTACACAGTCTGACTATGGACTGCAAAGAACATTTACTTCAGTATCATTTACATCAGGTTCTGCTTCTATTTCTACAGCTAATGGTTTAGAAAGATTTATTGGTGGATCTGGTGCTTTATCTGATACACAAAAAAATACCTACTATCATGCAGTAATTACTGCAATATCAAATGCAGGTTCAACAGGATTAACAGTTGGTTCTGTTATTCCATTCCTTACAGCATCTACAAGATCTATTACACTATCAACTCCAGTTTCAGGTGCAGCACATCAAGCAACATTTAATATTAATGATGCATCATTTGCTGCAACAGTAACTATCATTGCTGGTATTAATGCAAATACACAGACAGAAAAGACTAAGACATTATCTGGTTACACAATTAAGATCTTAGGTACAGGTTCTGCTGGCGGTTTAAATACAACAAATGGTGGTAAAGATACATTAGCATTATCAGACATCTATGATGTCGCTGGCATCTATAATACAGGTACAACTAATCCGACTGCAGTAACTATTAATAGTACTACTGGGACTCTTACATGGGGTGCTGTAGCAAAAACAGATGTGACTGCAAATTATATAATTGATAATGGTCAGCGCGCTGAATACTATAATCATGGTAACTTAGTACTTACTGGTGCTGCTCCTACAGCATCACATTATCTACTAGTTGTTTATAGAAACTTTGCTCATTCAGGAAATGGTTTCTTATCAGTTAACTCATATGGCATTAATTATGCTAATATTCCAACATTTACAGATCCAGCATCTGGTGTTGTATATCAATTAAGAGATTGTATTGACTTTAGACCAAGACGTGCTGATGGTTCAACTACTCTTAACAATGGTCAAGTACCTTCACCAGATAGTACATTCAATGCCGATTATCAATACTATTTAGGTCGTATTGATAAGATTATTGCAACTTCTGATGAACAATTTATGATTAAGAAGGGTATTCCAGCAATTTATCCAACTATTCCAACTGATGAATCAAATGGTATGGCGATATATAATGTTGTCATCCCTCCATATACAGCAAATGTTAAAGACATCCAAATTAAGTATATTGAAAATAAACGATATACTATGCGTGATATCGGTAAATTAGAAAAACGTATTGGTAATCTTGAATATTATACACAATTATCTTTATTAGAAAAACAAGCTAAGGATACATCTATTCCAGATGCATCTAATTTTGAAAAGTTTAAGAATGGTTTTGTAGTTGATACATTTACTTCTGCTGATATTTTTGCTACTTCAGCCGCAACATGGTCACAAAGACGTTGGGGTTGGTGGGGAGCATGGTTTAATGGATCAAATACATGGGGAGGAACTGCAACAAACTATAACGAGAATTCAATTGCTCAAGCAGCAGATACTGACTTCTTAGCGGCAATAGATCCAATTAATCAAGAACTTCGTGCTCCATTTACAGTTCAATTTAGTCAATTTAATACATCAACATTAACAAATACAGCAAAGACTGGCGATCTACTAACTCTTGCATATACTGAAGTTACAGCTATAGATCAACCATTATCAACAACATATGCAAATATTAATCCATTCAATGTGCTTCGCTTTGTTGGTTCTATTATACTTGAACCAGCATTTGATCAATGGGTTGACACCGCTTACCTTCCTGCAGTTAATAAAGTAGTTGATATACAATTACAAGATGCTGCTGATAAGTATGAAACTATAGGAACACAAGGTCCAGGAGGTCGTGGATTATTTGCAGTTACTGGTTCTAATACAACTACTGTAACTAATGTTGTTGGTTCTGCAACTTCCACACTAGGAACAAATGTAGTTGATATTCAATATGTGCCATTTATAAGAGCAAATACTGTTTTAGGTGTATCACGATTATTTAAACCTAAAGCTAGGTTATATCCATTTATTGAAAATACAAGTATCACATCATATGTTAAACCATTAACAATAATAGAAGTGCAAAACCACACTGGTACTTTATTTGATGACAAACAAGGTGTTCATGAATCATTATCATTTAGAACCGGTTCAGCATCAGGTACAGAGACTGGTACTGCAAGAGCCGCTTTATATTCCCAACCATTAACCGCAGATTCTACTAAACGTTTATTAAGTGTTTATAATGATGCTGGTACTATAGCTGTTGGTAAGTATGTTGTTGGTCTAACTGGTGGAGGTTCTGGTGTAGTCACAGCAGTTACAACATATGCATTAGGCAATAGCTTAATTCCTGATGAATATGGTAATATTGCTTTTGAGTTCCAAATCCCAGCTAACACATTTAAGACTGGTGAAAGAACTATACGATTAATCGATAACTCAACAAATGATACAGAAGCTCAAGAGTCTATCGGTGAGACTAAGTATACTGCTATCGGTACACTACAAACTAAACAAGAAACTATCCTTACTACACGATCATTACAAAATCAAAAGACAGTAACACAAATTGGTTATTGGTATGATCCGCTAGGTCAAACATTCTTAGTTGATGCTAGAGCAAATCCACAAGGATTCCATCTATCATCAGTTGATGTTTACTTTAAATCTAAATCTGCCACAGTTCCTGTCACGATGGAAATTCGCAGAACAGTTAATGGTTATCCAGAATCAGTTAGAACTATTCCGTTCTCTGAATCTATACTTAATCCAGAACAAGTAAACATTCAAGGTGGAGGCACAACTTCTACAAATGATGCTACTCAACCAGCAACAACATTTAAATTTGCAAATCCAATTCACTTGACTCCAGGTGAGTATGCAATAGTTCTTGTTTCACAGTCTAATGAATATCAAGTATATATCTCTGAAATGGGTGGAACCATACTAGGTGGTACTACTAAAGTTGATAAACAGCCATATATTGGTTCATTGTTTAAATCACAAAATGCTTCTACATGGGAAGCTGATCAAAATAAAGACCTTAAGTTTAAGATTAAGCGCGCAGACTTTACTACTGCTGGTACAGCTGAATTTACTATTAAAGATCCTGCTACTATATCTGACTATCATACATTATTTACAAATGTGTCAACAGTGTTGCCTACCGGCACAAATGTAGTTTGGTCAGCAAAAGCATATAATACTGATACAACATTTGATACTGACTGGACTCCATTTAATGTCATGACTGATATTAATTACTCATACCTCAAGCGTCTAGCAGCTGCATCAGGTATTGGTGGTACTCCATCATTAAGATTACGAGCATCGTTAACAAGTGAAAGTTCATATGTATCTCCAGTTGTTGATGCAGCAAGTTTATCTGTAGTTACTGCTCTTAACTCTATTAATAATGATGCATCAGGAGAAGCTTCAGTTAAAGCTGGTGGTACAGCTCTTGCTAGATATATTACTAAACCAATTAATCTGGCATCTGGATTTGAAGCATCTAACTTGGTTGTAACTGTTGATATTAATAAGTCTGCTGGTACAGATGTTAAAGTGTATTATAAGACACTACCAACTGAAAAGACAACACCAATCTCTGACGAAAATTGGGCATTAATGACTCTTGAATCCGCTGTGCCTTCATCGCTATCTAACTATGACTATAGAGAACATAGGTACTTCCCGAGTGGGGCATTTAATGCTTATGGAGTGCCACAAGATAATCCTATTAGCCCAAGATTTAATACATTCCAAGTTAAGATTGTAATGCTATCAACATCTCAAGCTAATACTCCAAAATTAAGAGACTTAAGAATCATTGCATTGGATAGTTAATATGAAGATTAAAGTAGAAAATGAATCATTAGTAAGAGATACAGCAACTAATGCTATCTTAGAGACCGATGTAAATAAATTACAGAAATCTAGAGCAATTAAACAAGCATTAAAAGAAAAAGAAAACAAACTAGATTATTTGATTGATAAAATAAATAGACTAGAAACAATTATTGACGGGATGACAAATGGCAAGCTTAACACTTAGACTAGGTGCAACTGGAGCAACGGGAGTTAAAAATGCTCCTCTTACTAATGCAGAAATAGATACTAATTTCCGTAACTTAAATACTGATATTGGTACAAGAGTATTATCTTCCGACTATGAAGACTCTGACGTATTAACTAAGATTAAAAATGTTGATGGTTCTGGGTCTGGTCTTGATGCTGACTTATTAGATGGTTTAAATACATCAAGCTCTGACACATCAGGTAATAGTGTAGTCATTCGTTCATCTGGTAGTTTCTCTGCTAATACTGTCACACTTACACAATTAAATACAGTAAACATGTATTTAGGTGCATCAGGAGCTATCGTATTTGAAGGAGCTACTGATGATGCATATGAGACTACATTAGCTGTAACTGATCCTACAGCAGACCGAATTATCACACTACCAAATGTTACAGGTACAGTAGTCACTACAGGTGATACAGGTTCAGTCACTAATACGATGCTTGCTGGTTCAATCGCTAATGCTAAGTTAGCTAACAGTTCTATAACGATTGACGGTAACAGTGTTTCTTTAGGTGGAACATTAACTATTGGTGCTGGATTAATTAGCGCAAATAATACATGGACTGGTACACAAACATTTAGAGATAATAAATTTTTAGTTACTGACGATGCTGATAATACAAAGATATTAGCTTTACAATTATCAAACATAGCTACTGGTACAACAAGAACTCTTACGATTCCTAATGAGTCTGGAACTATTGCTACACAAGGTTATGTACAAACACCAGTAGTATATGGTGCAACAGGATCTACTGGACCTGCAACAGGACAAAATTCTCAAGGAAGTAAATATATTTCTACTAGTGCTCCTGGAGCTACTGGTGTAGCAGGCGACGTTTGGTATAGGATTTAATACATGTCAGTTTATGTGAATAATTCT